TCTTATATGTGTTTTCATATGCAACACAGAATTCTTCTGCGGCTGCTTTAGATGCTGAATATGGATTAGTTGAATTATACCTAGCCCTCTCACCATATGCTACACCAGGTGGTGCTGAACCAAAAATTTCATCTGTACTGAAATACAAGAATGTTTCCAAGTTGTCAAGTCTTCGTGCATACTCTAGTAAATGTGCAGTACCAATGGTATTGTCTTGAATGAATTCCATTGGATGTGTGATAGACCTATCAACGTGTGATGATGCAGCTAGATGGAGAATCGTATCAATCTTGCCTAACTTGTTGATGAAGTTGTTTACAAGAGGATTAATCTCTGCTTTCAAATCATGAAATACAATATTAACTCTCTTACGGGTTTGTGTATCATATTTTTCCAAGACTTCATGTAGACGATTCAAATTACCAGAGTAATCTAATCTATCCAAAGTTGTAATATTCCAATCTGTTTTTTCAATTAACAAATCAATAACGTGATGTGCAATGAAGCCACACCCACCGGTAATCAAAACATTTTTACTCATTAATAATTGCTCCTGTTGGTGCTATCACACCTTCTAATCCTATAGGGTTAATTGTTGTCCATTTATACTTGTTAAGGTTCTTATAATAAGAATGCTCAACATCAATATTATATTTTACCATATCATTTAGTATATTATACACTTCTTTTTTGAATATGTCAAGTAAATTATAGTCCATATGCCATAATCTGAGTTCAAATATTCTATCAACTTCTGCAAATTCTTGATGGTGTTTAGGCATCCAAGAATTTACAGTAGGTAAAAAAACAAAAGAATCTTTAAAATCTTCTCGGTTTAATGTGAAGTTATCATTTAATTGATACCGACCTGATATTTTATAAACTCTTTTACTTTCTACCCTATTTAATAAAAATTCATTAAGAATCATATCAAAACCTATGGTCTCTGCTAAACTTCTTGAACCTTGTTCGGATAGTCTTTGTACAGTATCATTATAACCAACCCATGCAAAATTAACTCCTAGTTTTTTTATACCTTCAATGCAATTTTCATCTGGAATTTCATATGATGTATCAAACATATATTTTACATTATTTGGGCAGTATTTGTCAATAGAATTAATCGTATTTACCGTTTGATGATACCGCTCATCATTATTAAAGACTGATAGTTGTTTTACATTTAATGCCGAAGAAACAAAAAATATACCATCAAGCATAAGTTTCCTCAATAATTTTACGCCACTCAGGAACTCTATCATATTGGTGAACGATAGTGAATTCTTTTCCTGTAGATGTTACTACCTTATTATTTTCCATACGAGGAATTGGTTCAAGTAAGAATGGTTTAAACGATTCAATTTTATCTGGGTCCGCGGTTACTCCTAACTGGCAAGCCCAAGCATCTTCCGATTTACAATATCTGGCTGTGCTTTTATATGGCTCTTGCGAAATCATAAAATTAAATGTTGATTGGTCACAAATAGGAATTGGGCGATTTATAGCAGCAGTAAAAATGTTGATTGCTAAATCTCGCATAGCAAATCCACGACCGGCTAAAACACCAACATTATATATTTCTATGTCTTTAAATTTTTCATAAATGTAATTGCCATATGTCTCAAGTAAATTTTGATTTCCCCACGGCTCATCTTTATACCGAATGCTTTCGGAAGCAAACGCAAGATTTTGTCTTTGCCCGAGAATATGTTTATGTAATTCGGTGAATGGATTTTTCTGAAATATTACATCCTTAACATCAGTTGTAATTACATACCGATATTCATTTTGACATAAATGTTCATAGATGTGTAAAAATCTTTCAACATGTACTGGTATTTTACCATGTTGATAAATTAAATTACCATTGGCGTCTTGATTAAAACCTATAACTTTGAATCCTGCATTATTAACTTTTGTTGCAGTTTCTAAGTCGCAGTTCATGAGGATGAGTACTTTGTCACCCTCAAAACCAGTTTTATTGATAGAATTAACCCAATACTTTAGGATATTCCAATTATAGCCAGTGCTACATCCGATTATCAAATCTTTCATATTATACTCCTTACATTATATATATTTAAATTATTGTCAACCTCTTGTCAAATTCAGTATCTTTTGTATTTGCGCTTCTATCATTGGTTTGCGATTTGGCCATTTTATAATTGGTTGGTCAGCAGTTTTTAATAGTTTAGTTAAAAATGGCAAAACTAATTTTTCAACTTCATGTAATCTTTGTTTATATTCTTCTACAGTTTCTTCTTTTTCTGCAATAACGGAATTATACTCTTCTTCATCTGTAGCGGTAAAACCAAAATCTGCATCACCGTACTCTTTCATAATCTCGGTTAAATCATATTTTTTATCAGCCATTATTTTGTCCAAGCTTTAGCGGCAGTAAAATTTGCATAGGCAAATTCTAGTCTATCAATCAACTTTACAGCTCCGCCAGTTAATTTATCTACAGCCACAAACCCTTCAGGATTTGTAACTTTAAACCCGGTATCAGTTTTTAAGAATGTATCAGTTACCTGTTTCATTCCTTGTAATTTTTTAACAATCATGTTTTTTGAATCTACAAGCATGTTCATTAAATCAAATATATTTTTTAATTCGTTTGCATTATTTCTATAAAAACGCATAATCTCATTTTTTTCAGATTGGCGTTTTAGTTTAGTTTCTTCTTTTTTAGCATCTAAAATTTCTTTATTGAATCTAGATTCTACCCATCTTACTAATTCTTGAGTATGTTTATATGTATCTTTGATTGCTTGACCTTCACGAACTTTCGTATTGTTGAAAGTTTTAATTTGGACTAAAATACTCTCTGAGGTAGCAATTTTATTTAAAGTTAAATGATTAATTTTCTGAAAAATCGTGCCTGCTTGAGATAATAGATATGTAATATCTTTTGTTTCTTTTTCCGTAAATGATGCTGTACCGGATGCGTCAATAAAATATGCATCACGAAACCAAACATCTTTAGTTGTTTTTAAATTATTAATATCAATATTAAATGATGCCTTCATATCTGAAAATCTTTTGCCCGTATATGAAGTGTGAAAAACAATTCCCATTTGTGCTGCTAACATTGATTGTGATAATTTTGTATTTGACGGAACAGCATATACAATAGTGTTAGGCTGAAAAGTAATATAAGATTGTGCATCTATAGTTTGTTTTTTTATATCACCCTTAGAGAACATCATATCACCCTGTAATATTCCAGTGATACCCAATTTCGGTAAATACCTTAATGCAACTTTTAATTTAGCATTTAAACCCGGTGATGAATGATTGTTATCAATATCATCTTCAGTATAGTTAAGTTTAGGATTTGCATTGAAAACACCTTTAGTGCCCACAAAGAACTTTCCGTTGTCTGGATTAATTCCACAAAAAACAGCAGGTGCACCATCCCATTTAGTGGTAACATTTACTTTGGTTTCTGAGTGCCCAGCAAGCATATCACGCAAAGAACGCAAAAAATTAATTGCTTCTCTAGCGCCAGCGACACCGCGGTTTAAAACTTGGTCCTCAATATGTTCCAAATGAAGATTGGCACCTTCTTTTTTTGCGCCCTCAATTAAAAAGTCTTTAAATTTCATAGCCTTACTATTACACCAGTAGATGGAACACTGTCGGTCACAACTATGCGCCCTGCGCTGTCTCCTCTTGAGGGAGATTTTCCATATATTTTAGGAGTATTATTACTGTCTTTAGCATCTGGGTCAAATCTTTGGTCTTCTCGCCTTGCTCTTAATCTAAAATATAAATTATGTGAATTAGCATATTCTGTTGCGCCAGTTAAAGAGCCATTTAAAGGTAAAATGTTTCGTTTAATATCATATTGTCCGGTAACATCCATTGGACCAATGTACATATAATCTATTGGGCCGCCCATTGTTTTAGTGCCAATAACAATTTTTAATTTGTCTTTAGGTATATGGTTCAGAACCTCCAAGCTGGCGACCTGTGTACTTATCTGCATCTATAACACCAATTAAAGTAGTTTTTCCTGCAACTAAGGTAATAGGATTTCTACTATTCTTTCTGAAAGCGTCTTTGATTTTTTTCACTACACCAGATTCTTGTCGTTCAGCAGAAGCACCAGCCATTTATATCTTCCTATATAGTTAATCATATATTTATATAGAAAAAATTACCTATACACGCACACCCTCAAACTTAGAGTTGAATTTTCTCTCACGATTTCCGAAAGTATTTAATGGTTTATCATCAGGAACTTGACCCGAATCTACAATTTTCTGTGCATCAATCTCCACATCATATAATCTCATCTTTGAGCGGTCAACACCAATTACAAACTTTTTATTAATACTAGGGTCATTATATCTATTTTTCAACTGTTTTACCATAATCTGGTTCAGTTGCTCTAATTCTTCGGTATTAATTAATGCAAACATAAAGTCAGCAGTAGCAGGTAAACCAAAAGATTCGGAAGTATCTGTTAAATCTACATCAGAATTAGAAAAACCAGACCTTGTAGTTTGTGTAGCTGAAACAACTGGCACATTAAATTCTACCGCAAGGCCTCGCAATTCTTCTGCAATTGCTTTAATATAAGTGTATGAATTTACATTAGCGCCCTGCTTCAATCTAGATGAGCAACATATATTTAAGTAATCAATAAAGATAATTTTTGGGCGAAAGTTTTTTTTCAATTGCAATTCATTCAGTAAAGAACGAAAATGCATAGAACCAGCACTAGCAGTTGGATATTCTTTGATGATTAATTTACCTTGTGTTTTGCTTTTTAGATTTATAAATTTACGATTATAATCTTCTTTAGATATTAAATGTAAATCATCTAGTTTTAAATTTAGAAGATTTGCATCAATTCGTTCTGCAATTTTTTCTTCTGCCATTTCTAATGTGATATACAAAACATCTGTGCCTTGAGAAATACATCCTGCGGCTACATGACACATAAACAAACTTTTACCAACACCAGTACCGGCTAGAGCAATGTTAAGAGTTTTATTAGGTAACCCGCCATTAGTGATACGATTGAAATAATCTAAATCAAAAGGAATTCTTTCTTCTTTTCTATGATAGAATTCAAATCGGCTTTCATAATCACTTATATAATCGTGACCAACATTTCTATCAAAAGACACGCCTAGCGCATCAGAAAGAATTTTTGGTATTTCACCTTTTGCTTTTTTGCTGCTCTTATCATCTAGAATCGTAACTGATTCCATGATTGCATTATACAGTGCTTTATCTTGGCAAAACTTTTCGGTATTTTCAGTTAACCATTCAATGTTCGTTGGTTCATTTTTATTGTCTTTTAAAGATTTTAAAATTTCAATTGAATTACGAACCTGTTCTTCGGTTAATTTTTTACTTTCTGTAAAATTAATTACTAAAGATTCGTATGTTGGTAAATTCTTATATTGTTCTACAAATGATTTTATTTCAATGTAGACATTTCTCTCGTTTTGGTCAGAAAAATATTCTGATTCTATAAAAGGTAATACTCTTCTAGTATATTCCTCATCATATATCAGATTTTTCAGAATAGAAAGTTCTAGTCGGTTCAAGTTTTTCTTCCGTTAAAATTAGTTCAGTAAGTATGTCACCTAACATTGTAACAAACTTTGCATCATTATTCAAGTCATTTTTATCATATTTCATTGTATTTACTACATGATATCCAAATTTCAAATTAGCCATATTAATATCTTCCGAAACACTAGCATAGGTATAATAATATACGATGCCTTTATATTCAGTCCGAAGAATTTCTATGCCAGTTAAATCTGTGTCTGGAAAATTATGAAATTTATAATCTATATTTTCTTTGAATTTTTCATGCTTT